TGTAATACAAATAACATCTGGTACAGGTGGTGCTGACCCAGATATTAATACAGAATATTATAAAGAACCTGAAAATAAAAAGTACGAGCACAAGCAAGAGCACAAGCAAGAGCACAAGCAAGAGCAAGAGCAATATGATATTAAATACTATTTACTGAATTCATACGGTTACAGTATTATTCGCATTTATAAACACAAAATAATAATTATATATAAAAAAATTATTGATGCGAATGAAGTCAGTAATAAAGATGGTAACGCATATTTTTATTCAATCCAGCGCAATGATGGTACTATTAAGTTTGAAAAAATAAGCTCTATCATAAAGGTTTTCTCAGATGAAAAATTTGAAGTCTATAGAAATGATAAAGTTTTAACATGTGGGTTGATAGAGAATCAACTGGCTAATATAAAAGATAATGTAGTAACATCAGATGACAAAGTCACATTTTGTTACGAAAAAGAAAAGAAAGAAAAAAATTCACAAGATTAATAATATACTATAATAATAAGACAAATAATATAGTATGATTCTATTAAGTATTATATCCATAATAATATTTATAGCGATTTACTATTATTTATTTTTAACAAATACAGAAACTTATAGCAATAATAATAAAATATATTTTATGTCAAAACAAGAATTAAGTGATTTTTTACAACATGATAAAGATAACTATGTAAATAATTTGAGTAATATTGATTTATATGCGAGAAAAGTTAAAACAAAAAAAGAATATATAGATAATATACTTAAAACATCGTGTGATTTAAATGATAAGGAAAAAGTATTGTTGAAAAAATGCTGTATTGATGCTGATAATTATTTATTAAAGTGTAAATTACATGATAATTATATAAATTATAAAGAACTGGCTAATATAAAGTGGGTCATATGTTGTACTTATAAAAATGAATCATTTCAATACGAAGAAGGATTGCCACATACAAGGGAAAATGTAATATTTTTATCAAAAAGTGTTTTAAATTACTCGGAAGAAAATCTAACAAATACTTTAATACATGAAAAAATTCATATTTATCAAAGATATAATAAAGATATTTTTGATAAATTAATACACAGCGAGGGTTTTAAAAAAATAGCATATAATAATAAATTTATAAGATCAAATCCAGATACTAATAATGATATATATATTGATAATAAAACAAATAATGTTATGGTATGCTTGTATAGAAACAATAAACCCAATGGTATTAATGATGTTATTATGAAAAACTTTTCATTAGAGCATCCTTATGAAAAATATGCATATGAAATAGCAAATAATTATTATACCGATGTTAAGTATAAAAACATATAAATTTTATATATATATATATTAATTAAAAAGAATATACAATGGAAGAATTACTTAAACAAGCACCTGATAATATAAGTAAAGAAGAAATTGAAATAATTTATTTAAGAAATGATAAAAATGTATTAGATACTCTTACAGAATTATGGAAAATTCCAGTTAAAAATACTGTGAAAAAATCCACTGAAACAGAAAATAAATGGAAGGAAATAAGAGAAATATATGATGATATAGACGCAGAAATGTATAAAATGTTAAGGTCAAAAAAATAATATCAAATTATATTAAATGTATAGTAAAGGAGATTTGGGTATATCTGATATAGATGGAATACCTGTTATGTCTTTTTTTGCACTCAATAAGATTATTAATGGTCAATATCCCGGTTATCGCGATAAAGCTAGTGGTATTAGTTTATTAAAAGGTGCATTAGGTGGTTCTATGGGTTTAGATACATTAGCTAAGGGTGCGTGGAATAATGCTTCTGCGAATTTAAATGGTAATGAGGGTTCTGATATAGAAGTTATTCCTGATCCACCACTATATGATACTGATGTAAAACTTCCTATATGAAAAGATATATAAAAGATATATTATTGTATAATACCAATAAGATATAATGAGGATAAATCATGTCCTACTATTAATATATGTTGGTTATGTAAATTCATTTGTTCCATATGTAAGTTTACTTAAAAAAATACATCATACAAATAACAATGTATGTTCTGTACGAAAAATAATTCATAATTCTGTATCTTTACTAAGAGCATCTTTGCATAATAAAAACACAAAATGGGAACCACCACAAGGATATATACCAGAAAGTCAAAAAAAACAAGATAAATGGGTTACCCGACAAACACCACAAGGATATATACCATATAATGAAAAAATCGCTGAAAAAATTGATAATGATATTGACGAATTGTTTAATGAAGATGCTCTGTTTTCGGATATAACAAGGGAAACATTATATATCAATAATAAATTTGATAAATTATTAGATGATATTAATCATATGAAAAATACTATTGAAAATATCAAAAAACATAACAACATCATTAATATAAAATCTGATTATTATAATGTTGATTAAATTTTTTTTTATATAATAAATTAAAAAATAATATTATAATAGATTTGGTATACTGATATGCCACATAATATAGAATTATTAATATTACTTATGGTTATTATAATTTTAACTATTATAAGTTTGATAACTCTGGTTGAATTAAAATATCATTTAGATTTGAGTGAAACTATACAGAAAATGAATAAATATTGTTTATATAACACAAATATAATTGACATACATAGTGTTGAGATTAAAAGAACATTTATGTGGAATATTTCAAATTATCTTTTTGATTTTGAACAAATAAAACAAAATTTTAAACACATTGGAGGTCTTGATAAGTATAAGGACAAATATACTGATATTGATAATCTTAATAGGGACCTCAGTATTGTAGATGGGAAATTCAATATTATGAAAGTATATAATACGTATTTACATTACGGATTACCATTATTTATATTTATTTGGATATACTTTATAATACATATTACATATATCAAATATTTTACTGGAAGTGATTTAAATAAATATATATATATATTTAATTCATCATTATTTATTTTCATTTATGTTGCCATTTATACTATATTTTTCTCTATTATTTTAAAGAAAATAACAGAAATATATGCTGATACTTATTCATACGAATACATTATGTTAATGAAAGAATTGGATATCATAATAAAAGAAGATAAATCAGAAAATAATGACGAAATTATTAATATTTTAAAATCAGATAATACCAGTATAACAGGAATTGAAGATGTTGTTTTAACAGAAGAAATTGTTGATAAATTAATAGATGTTAAAAATAAATATAAAGAAACTGGTAGGGTATTTGTAAACAGTAATAATTATAAAATAACATTAGAAAATATTGAAAAAATCTATGCATATAATAGTAAAAAAACAATTGATAAGGTTTTTGATGAAATAAATGATGTTATAAAATTTATGTATGTATATATTGTATTATTATTAGTACCAATTATAATACTGTCGCAGGTATTAAAAGAAGACTATATATATTATATATTAGGTTTTACTACAATAGTCATATTCTTCATTACAGTACATAATATAAATAATATATTACAATAAGGTTCAATGAATATTTATAATATCTTTTTTTCTTGATAAGGGTTAAAGTAAATTATAAACTTTTATTATAATGCGCATATTGATATTTATAATGTTTGTTATTATGATTATAATATTTCTAAATGAATTGAAAAATATTACTTTATCGTTTCTTAAAATTAATTATTTAAAAGATGTTGCAGATATTAATATAAAAAAACATTGCAATAATATATATTGTGAAGCAGAAACTGGTAGATTTAATTTAGCTAAAAATAGTTACGATTTATTATTACCAAATGATAATTTTAATACTAAAACGTATTACTTTACAATATTATTTGTTATTGTTTTATTATTTATTGATTTAATGTATAAATTCTGGAAATATAACGACCTGTTTATACCATATTTAAGTAATATAAATGGTGAATATTTTATTACTTATTTAAAACTATTCCCATATATATTATCATTTTTAATTGTATTTATACTAACTGTTATGATTATCAGAAGATATGCTCCTACTTCATCAACTGGTTATAAAGCATATTTTAATACAGATAATGATGTGATATCCGATGATATTGATACTTTTAATATTAATGTAATATTAAATCAATCCAAAAATATTATAGCAATATTTTTGGTTTTATACTTAATATGTGGCTTTCTTTCTAGTATACCAAGTGTACCACATGATTCTAGAATAGATGGACTAAATTACTTTTACTTTGCGATTGCTTATATATTTATATTACTATTATGTTTTTACATGATGGTAAATATTATTAATATAACAATGACTTTTACTGATAATGATAAACCTAATTTAGAATATATAGACTTCCGTGAAATATTATGGACAGAAATAGGCGAATTAAAGGTATTGAGTGATTATGAAATTATTAGTTATATTAAACAAGATGTAGATAAGGTACGAGATGCGAATGGTAATTATTATTATTCCAAAAGTTTACCTTTTACAATTTACAAGACAGGACTAAAATTTTCTAAGCTTTTCGAAGATATGTCAGACGAAGAAAAAGAAAATGCAAAATATGTTGATCCATATATAAATAATATTTTTGGCAATCCTGAAAATATAGATGATATTTTTAAAAACGAGATACTATTCGATGATGCATTAATTGATAAATTAATTTTGTCGGAGAGTACAGATAAAAAAACCATATATCATTTTTTGGGATTGCGGGATAATAGTTCAGATGAATTAACCGAATATAAAAATAGGGTTACTAACCACAAATATATTATTAATATAGTATGTAATTTAACAAAAGTATTAATAAAGAAAGATTTAGCAAACATACATATTAAGAATAATGTTGATAAACTTGATAAAAGTATTGATGCCTTCAAAGAATCATATAAAAATTATATGAATGAAAAAAAAAAAGTAAAACTATTTTACAGTATATCCAAATTACAAAACGATTATAATAAAAAAGAAAAACTAGATAAGGTCTCTGCGTATAACTTTATTATAGAGTATAAAGTTAAGTTAGAAGAATTTAAACAAGAACTTGGTAATGATGATATAACTGAATATAATCTATATCTTGATAATCCCGAAATATTTAAAAATACACATGAAGTTGATCAAACATATACTGTAGATACATCATATAATAGTAAAAATAAATATTATGAAAATTATTTTAAAATAGCTAATGGTGAAAAATTACATAGCGATTATAATATTGGCGAATATAAAATTAAAAATATGGAGGATTTATTATCATATATAATGGTAGTTATAATTTTATCACTTGTTTTACTTTTAATGATTTATAATATAACAACAAATACAAATACTTTTAATTCATATAATTTATTTACAAGTGAAATTATTACACCATTTTTATTAATATTTATATTTGTATTATTTATTTACATATTTATTAATTATAATACAAAATATAATCTATATTTTATCAATGGTATATTTGATAGTTGTTATAAAAGAGACTTAACCCATTTAAATAATAAATTGATACCTTTTATTAAATTACATGATACAAATGCTGACACTGTATCTAATGACTATTTAGACCATTATATAATAACAAATGTTTTTACTTCTATCCTAAATGGTGATTTAATCCTAGAAGACACTGGAACATATGAAAATCCATTAAAGCTTGATAAAAATTTTAAGGATTATGCTACAATGTCATCTATGAATGTACAATTTAAATTATACAATGATATAGATACGAGTGATAAGGTAAACTTTGATAATTATTATAGCAAAATATATGAAGAGACATATTCATATTTTAAAGGCGACAATAAGGAATTTAATAAGAATAGTAATCCCGACATATATACCTTTGTTAAATCTATACCAAATGGAGACGAAGAAACAAAAAATATAGTCGATGTAATAGTTAATGATAGTAGTGATATCAATACCTATTGCCAACATATTATAGATAAATATAAAGTTAATATAATAAAAATTATAAATATATGCAAACACATATTTAATCCTAATAATTTTAAAAAAAATATTTCAGAATATAATGATGGTATTACTAATAACAACGAAAACATTTTGATGTCATATTTTAAATTTGAATTATCAGAAAATAAAATGGAGGCTATCCCATATAAATTTTTATTAAACATTAATGCAAAAAATTTGAATTATTTTCTTAATTTACCAGTTAAAGAAGAAACAAAAGAAGAAACAAAAGAAGAAACAAAAGAAGAAACAAAAGAAGAAACAAAAGAAGAAACAACTTTGACGTCTGCTGCTGAAAAAAAAGCGGCGGCGGATGCAAAAAAAGCGGCGGCGGATGCTCCTGTGAAACCTATTGAAAAAATTGTTAATAATTTCTTATTAATTATAGCACATATGAAATACAACTATGAAATTCTTAAAAAACATTTACCAAATCCCTTTAATGCAGCACTCACATCATTATTAAAGGATAATGATGAAAAAATCACTAAGGATGCTTTACATAAATTACATTGGTATGAAAACATAAAATTATTTGGATTATTAACAGATTCTCTATACAAAAATAATAATACAAAAATAGAAATTGCTGACACATTTAATCCGACATTTATACCAGATGAAGCCGAAGGAATTGTGGTTAATAAAAAATATACTGAGCTTAATTATACCTTTAATATGCTAAATAATTATGAATCTGAAACAAATAATATTTCTAATAATTACTTAAAAAACGTTGTCAAATCTATTTATAAGGATATTAATAACAGTGATATAAAATTTCATAACGATGATTCTACAACTGATAAATTTGAATTCAAAATAGATAAAAGTGTATTAGCAGATGCGGTTGATACTATACTACATAAAGCAAATAATATTACAGGTGAAGGATTTTTTATCAATTATATTACCAATATCATTATAATTATTATGATGTATAATATTGGCAATAATATATAATTAAAAATATTATGAAGTAGTAAAGAAGTTATTATAAATTAATTATAATGGGAAGTGATTCTAAAAATAATATGCAGAATAAAATACAAGAATTTCAACAACCATATTTATATAGATTAAAATCAACAAATGAAGAAGACGAGAATTATCGTTATAGATTATTAAGTAATTTATTATTCACTCCTTACAACGAAAGAGACCCCGAATATTTATATTTTTTTGGTATTATTCCATGTGAATTAATCCCATCAGCATATATACCATTAAATTATAAAAATCATTCTAAAAATTTTTATAGATTATCTAAAAATGATAAATTTGTAGAAGCTCATTACAAAGATACTTACAATAAAGAAGATTTTAGCTTTAACGATAAAAAAAAATTTAAGGAAGATCTCAAAAAAATGCTAACAGATTTTGAAAGCCACGACTCTCTATACAATTTTAATTATTTACCCATGACAATAAACATAATAATTTTATGGACTATTGTAATATTTATGATAATGTATATTTCTCTTTATTATTATGCTCAAATATTCAACTATATTCTCGCTATAACAGTATCCATATTATTAGTTCTTTCTATAATATGGAAAATGATATACACATTACAAAATTAATTATTATTTTTTTATCTATAATACGAATAAGGAAGTATTAATATTAATTATGGGTAAAATCAAAGACAAAGATAGAATGAAATTTATTACTTTATTTAATAAATTACAATATGAGAAACCTACTGACGACCCTATAATTACCGATTCGTTTGCTGACTATTTAATTGACGATATTGATTTAAAAAAAATGGATCCAGAGCGATTTAATTATTATAAAAATTTGATAGCTATTTTTAACAAAAAACCACGAATATTATATAATATTCTTAAAAAATATTATAGATTTCAAGATATGACAAATAATGAGAAAAAATATCTTAATAAATTATCTTTTCACGAAGCCGATAAAGCAACGATAGAGATCGATGATTTACATGAGCTTAAACAAAAAATTGCTAGTGATGAAACAGCACACAAATTTATTCAAGATTTTTTAAAGAAAATGAAAAGCGACATCAGCTTCAATGGTGGTAGTAGTAATGAAAATAAAAGCGAACATATGGGTGGTGATGGTGATGGTGATGGTGTTGGTGGTGATCCAGAATATAAGGAATCGGCATTTAGAAATGCTTTAAAGAAAAACTATGGAATGACCAACATTAATTATTTGAATACTAATATATCTAAACCTACATTCGCGAATAGTGGCACCGAAGACGATAAAAAAAATGTTGATGCCAAAAATAATGTTGATGCCAAAAATAATGTTGATGCCAAAAATAATGAAATGGAAAAACGATATAAAAATCAAAACAAAATTGTTGAAATCGGTAAAGAAATAGATAAATTCAATGATGGAGAATATAATACAAGACAAATTAAAACAAAAATATTAAAGTTTGAAAATGACCCCGAAAATCCATTGAAAGAATTAGATATTAATTTTGACGATAGAATCGTTTTTATATTTTCTACATTTTTCATCAGATATGTTACACTTGTATTAATAAAATGGTGTATCGATATAAATATTATAAAAACATTTGAAGAAGGCTTTTATTATTATGCTGCTATTTATTTAACTATATTTTGGTTCATTGTTTTGTTTGTTAATATAGATAATTCAACACAAGTTGATTACATGAACTTTGACGATTTTATGAATAGTATTAGATCAGTATTTTATTATTATTATATGGGTACAAATGGAATAACTAGATTATTTGTTCATACATGTTTAATAATTGTATTATTAATGATACCCGTTATATTAAACATTAGAAAGAAAAATGATTTTGAAGAAGATGACGATGGCAAAGGTAGCGAAATTGTACATTATGACGAAAGAAAAAAATTAATTAAATCGCTTTCATTATTTACTATATATATATGGGTTTTGACAAGTATTATCGCTACTAAATTCTAATAAAAGATATATTTATTTAGTTTAGAGAGCATATAATATATGGATGAAGATAAACGAGCAACGGCATTAAATTCCATTACTAATGTTGGAAAAGAATATACATCATTATCAGATGGTAATAAAATTGGAAAAAAGGTTTTAAAGGATTTAAAAAAATTGATGGAATTGGAATTGCGAGAAAAATACAAAATTGTTAAAAATAAATGGAAAGTCGTTGTTTCTGAGACAGATAAAAATAAAAAAGTAGAACTTAATAATAAAAACTATTATACAAAAATAAAAGATAATAAATTAATCAACAGAATTACTGAAAAACATAAAAGTAACAAAGAAAAAATAAAAAAAATAGTTGAACAAATAAATAACATAAAAGAAGTATTAACAAAAAATAATATTATTGACCACGACGATGATAAATTGTTAAAAGAATTAAATAAAAAAAAACAAGAGTTGGAAGAATTAGTTGAAATAGATTATATTACAAAAGAAAAAATATCATTTAATAGTATTATAAAAACTGGAGAAACTGGAGAAACTGGTGACGCGTATTTTTTACCATATGTTGTAATTAATGATGACCCAAAAGATATAGCAGTTATTATCAATGATAAAAAAGAGCTTGATAAAATATTCAGAGAAAAACACTTTAAATCATTTGACGATTCAGTTATATTAGATTTTTATAATGAAATAACAAAAAAACTATCAGATACAAAGGATTTCATAAGGAAAACTGATGTAAATATTAGAAAAGATATAATAGAAGATTTATATAAAAAGCTCTTTGCCGTATATGATATAAAAGAACACAATTTAAAAGATAAGGAAAGATATTCTCAACAGATAAAAGATGAATATATTAATAAAAAAATAGCACTAAATAACAGTTTATCATTTGGTGGGGCATCCGCAAAAAGGAAATCCGCAAAAGCGAAAGCTCTAGGTATTATTAATCAAGCGACCAAGGATACTATTAAAAAAGCGACCAAGGATACTATAAAGAGTGTACCTGTACCTAATCTAATTGTCGAGGCAAAAAAATTAATAGATAGGCGCAAAAAAAAAGGAGGAGCAAATTTTACTAATGCTGACAAGTTTGTAATGAATCTTTTTGAAAATCTTGGTGCACCAGATAATTTAGATATAGAAGTTTTACAAGAATTAGTCACTTGCTTAGACAAAAATAGTAGATATAAAAAGGATATTGAAGCACTTATTGGATTCAATGAAGCTATTTTACATAAAAATAGCTTCATTGAATCCAATGACAAAGAAAATGAAGCAAGTATAAAAAGCAAAGCAAAAAGAGAAACATCTGAAAATTTTATTAAGGAAGCTCTTAATAAATATAAAAGGTTAAAAAAAAGTTTTATGAATAAGGTAGCTAGCGATAAAAAAGCCCTCGTTGAACAACTACAAGAAGGAGCCGATAAAGATTTTATTAAAGAAATTAAATTCAATGAAATAGTTGAAGCGGAAGGTAATTATATTGAAAATGTCAAGGACCTTTATAGTTATTTACATCACATTGATGTAAGAAAAACAGGTGGGGCTCCACTGTATGATATTAAAAAAACAGAAAAAACAGAAAATACCGAAGATAAAGAAGTGGGTGCGACACCATATGATTTCTATAAAATATTAAAAGAAAATTACATTGAAATAGTAACATTGTATTATAAGTTAATTGATAACGGAGGTGAGGAAGAAAAACATTATAATTTCATTTATAAATATGATGGTATTAATGATGAAAAAACCTCTAATACAGTTGTCAGTGATCTAAAACAAAATACTGGATTTAATAACCCTAAAGCTGCTCTTGAATATATAAAAAAGAATTTGGAAAAATATTTACCTGTCGAAGTTAATGTCCACGAGATCATTGATTTTTTAAAAGCAGAATGTAAAAAGTACGACAAGGCGAATTTTAATAAGGATACATTTAATGAAATGACTAGCTTACGTGATATATTTCTTCATATTTTAGAGTATGATATTAAAAATGAACACTATAAATTTGAAAATTCATTATTGGAAAAAATAAATACTACTTTATCAAAAAATAATGGTGAAGGATGGAAAAAAATTTCAGAAGAAAATGAAAAACTAAAAGATGCAATAGAACTTATAGCGACAGGCAAGTTATTACGTGGAGAAGAATTGGTTGAAAAGTTGAAAGTAAAATCAACCCCAGGATCAAAAGATGAAATAGACAAAGAGAATAAGGAGTCAAATGATACAATTAGGTTAATTAATAAATTAAAAGAAAAAATAAGATTACTTGAATCAAGAATTGAAGTTTTAAGTAAAGTAGAATCAAAATTACCAGGCGAATTTAAAAAATTATACAAAACAATATCTAAAATGAAAACAATACCACAGTCAACGGAATATGAAGACTATATTATAAATATATTAAGACAATATAAAATAAATTTTTTTGAAAAAGATAAGGATATTGACAAGCATCCTATTATTAAAGAGATTAAATCTGAAAAAGCACAAGTTGAATATACACTAAAAAAAATGAAAAGTGAATTAATTGAACAAGAAAAAGAAAGGAAAGCGAAAGTTGATATTATGAAAGCTCAGGGTAGGGGCTTTGAACAGAGATATGGATTAGGATTAACACCTGGTGGCGGGACCACCATTAATAGTGATACAGAAAACCTTAAGGAAGAATTAAAACTAGATAAGGTATCCTTAAAAGAAAGGCATAAAGATTATTCTGATTTTGTCTCTAAAAGTGATAATCACACGAATTTACATAATTTTATGTATGAATTAAAAGACAATATTGAACATCTTGAAAATAATGATGGTCTTGATAATAGCGCGGGTAACAATAAAATTGATTCAGATCATGAAAAAGGGATATACGAAGACATATGGTATGATTACCGGGATGCTGTAAATAAACCAACTAATAAATCCAATAAAAAATATATAAATGACATACTTTTTTTAACCGAAGGAGAAAAATTACATGAACGTGTTATACAAAATGATTTAGATCCCAAAATTATATTAAAAATAAACTTTCGGGACAAAGCCATATATATATTTCTTATATTTTTAATAAGAACTATAAATGTAATAACATTAGAATTTTTGATAGAATATAATTTAATACAAAGAATACAATATGCTATTGTATTTTATGGTTTTATGTATTTGGTAATAATTATATTTTTAATAGCGATAGTTAATTACGATTCATATAAATTGAGAATTATATTTAACTATCTGAATATACATATTAATGCTCCTAATCTGTTAGTGCAAAATGTATTATTTATAATATTTATTATACTTGTATATATATTAATAAAATCTGATGATTTCTTAAAGTATTTTGGTGATTTATTAGATTATACCAATATATATAATAATATTTATAATTATGCCAATTCATTAGACGATGAATACTATACCAATTTGACACAAAATGAAAAATTAAAATTATTATATAGAATTGATATAATATCAATGATAATATTTATATTCTCCGCGTTTTTAGTATTAATATTATAATTTCTGACAATAAGACATCATAATGGTATATTGTCCTTTATAGTTTAATAAAGACGAATTCATTAATTTTTTTTTTTCTATATTTTCAATATATACACTTAATATATTATCATTTATATGTAGAACTTTTCCTTGAATATTATCGCCCAAATTAGTTCTAATCAATATATTATCATATTTATTTATCAAAGAAACACCGAAACTATCATATTTTATTTTATTGCCATTGTCAATAGTTAAATCATAGATATTATTGAGATTGTCATTAACTTCAATAATATCTATATTATCTTGTCCCATATCTAGATCATTATTTAAAAAATCTGTGAAACTAATATGCCAATTTTTATTTGTTATTAATAACATATTATCGCTATTTACATTTTCCCAAATATCCCATGCGTTTTCATTTGAACTAGTTTTTAATACAAATATAATTTTTTGAAAGAGTTTATTATTATTTATGGTAATAGTTACAAATGATGTTTTATATTTAATTAATTTGGGTAATAATAATCTGTCTATTTTTATATTGTTTTTAAGTAAATCTATATTTATGGTAAATGATAGTTTATTCCTATTGGGATTATTGAACCAATCACGATTATAACTATTAATTACAATATTTTTATAGCTAATCTTAGTTTTTTCTCTTGATAAAACTTCCAATTTTTCTAGTATTTTTAGGTTAAAATTTATAGGATTAGATTGTTGAATGAACGATTCTTGTTTGGAATCTTTAACTTCCAATTGTTGTTTTTGTAAATTCGCAAGTGAATTTGCAACACCGCGCGTCTCTTCTAATTCTAAAACTTTTAATAATAACTGCTCGCTATCATACTTGATACACTCGTCTTTTTCTTCTGTTTTTATTATTTCAGGTTCAGTTTGCCTATTTATTATACCGTCATAATGTTCTTTTATTTTGGATAATGCTATTTTATTCAGTTCCATGAGTTTAACAATTTTTTTTATTAGAATAGCATCCGAACATATAGATTTTATTATACTTTTTATAATATTAATTAGGTCATTATCATCGGCATCAACATTACTATATTTATCTTTAATCATTTTACTAGCAGCATTAAAAATCAGATTTATATTTTTATCAGATTTAAAATCATCTATTACACTCATTATAACTTAATAGTTAATAATAGAAAATAGATTATAAAAATAACACATTATAAATTAATATTTCTATCCCTAAGATGTTTTTGAAGATTTGGGCGATATAGATACTTTCTATTTTCTTCCATTTTTTTATCATTTATATTTTTATCATTTACAATACAATGTCTAAAATCGGGATCCTCATATGGTGATTTTAGCTTTAATTGTTTATATTTGAGCAATGCATTTATCCATCGTATTTGATAAGCCATTGAAAACATGCCGCATTCAGTATTCTTCATTTGATGTTTCTTATTATTTGTTGTTATTGCAAATGTGATTTTTGGATATTTTTGTGCCAATTGTTTTTTAATATTTAATATGAACTTTTTAATATAATAGGGCATTGATATTGCATTACTATCATAATAATGAGCACCATAGGATTTATTTTTAGGGTCTATAATAATAAATGTAGATGTCCAATGAGAACCACTTTCATCATGTTTATCTAAATTTGTTATTAATCCCAAATATTTAATACCTTTACTATTATATTTTTTCAAATCTAATGAACATATTTGGCTATATAAGCATCTGCCGAATTTATCTTCTTCTGAAAAATCTATCGGAAAAACACCCAAAAATGCATAACAATATTTCTTTTCATTATTATATTGTATCATTACATCATCTATATCATAATTTGATAACCATTCTATCGGATTCTTATACCACTGTGAAGGCATCTCGGGACGTAACTCCGTTTTTTCAATTAGTTTAATGTTTTGACGCATTTTAGGGTCTTTTGTTAGACGTCCAATGACACCAGGCCAGCACCAGTACTGCTTATCGTCACATATTGATTTTATGCGTTCATTAAGCAATTCTGATAATTTTTTTGCACTATATGTTTTTTCATAGTCTATTTTATTTTCACGACAACAATTCCATGCGTCTATTAACTTTAATAATGTTGTTTTTTTAAATAATGTAGGAGTTTTTGCGTTTTTTGGACTGTTATATTTTTCTATTTTTGTTGACATAATTTATATTTTTTACAAATACACCTACCATATATAAAGATAAAATTAAAAATAAACTGTAATTAAATATGTATAAAAATAAAAATTGATATATATATAAAGCAAATTAAATTTTAAAACAATGGGTATAAATGAAGATTTACGTCATTTCATTAATAAACACAAGGTTGAAAAGGGCAAACCCTACACCAATACAAGCATAGGATCTCCAAAAGTAAGTCTTTATATTCCCGAAGAATCCTATGAAAAATTTATTAATTTATATAGTTTAGCCCTTACCAGTGGTGTAGCATTACATTTTACAGAGAAACCTACGATACCAAGTCCATTGCGAGTTGACCTTGATTTCCGCTTTACTATACCAGATGATAAATCGGGTATTTATAGTTCCCATAATTCCAATTCTTCTTTAAATGATAAGAAAGTATATGATAGAGTATATACTTCTGATAACATATTTAGAATAGTTGATGCATACTTTAAAATAATAAGTAGTTTTTTAGATGTAAAAGAAGCAGATACCATTGCTTATGTTATGGAAAAGCCTAATCCAGTAGAATTTAGAAATAAGCTTAAAGATGGAATTCACATTGTATTTCCACATATTATAGTTGAAAATAACACACAACATTTTATACGAAGAAAGATACTTGATATGTCTCCTGAGATTTTCAAGGAATTACCTATATGTAATGATTTTGAATCCATTGTGGATAAGGCTATAATTGATGCCAATTGTTGGCAAATGTATGGTAGTCGTAAACCTGATTGTGATGTATATCGCGTTTCATATATATACAATTATAATAATGGGGTTACTAATCGCATTGATTTTAAATCAAATGCTAGTGATGAAATTAAATATATTCAATTATTCTCTATGATTAAAAGAGGTAATTATCCCGATATTGTTAAGGAAGAATTTAAAACAGAAATTAGTCAGTACAGCAAACATATATTACCTGCGATTGACCAAAAACTTAAAAGCAAGGTACAAAATAATATTTTTGGCAAATCTCTCAATGTTAATAGAGCTTATGTTTCAGACGATGAACTAGTATTTGTTAAGAGGTTAGTAACTGAATGTTTAGCACCCAGTAGAGCAGATAATTATACCGATTGGATTAATTTGGGTTGGGTTCTACGCAATATTGATTACAGATTACTTGAAATATGGATTGAATTTTCTAAAATTAGTAGTGCATATATTGAAGGCGAATGTCAGCAATTATGGGATAAGATGCGTAAAGATAATATGGGATTGGGTACTTTACGATGGTGGGCTAAGCAAGATAATTCTATTAAATATAATAATGTTGTTAATACAGCTATCATTAAATATATTGATGATGCTCTTGGTAGTGATGGTGCGCATTTTGATATTGCTTGTGTTGTGCATGCTATATATAAAGATGAATTCAAAGCTATTACAAAAGATGTTTGGTATAAATATGATAAACAGCATCATAGATGGAAAAAAGGTAGAGAAGGTTTAGAATTACGTAAACTATTAAGCATTGATATATGTAAAAGATTTATGGAAAGAAGTAATTATTACAATGAATATAGCGATGACCCAATTCAACGTGCTATTAATGAGGAAAAAAGCAAAAAATGCTTAAAGATTGCAACACAATTAAAAAATTCTAGTTTTAAAGATTCAATTATGAAGGAATGTAGGACTCTATTTATTGACGAAGCATTTGAGGAATTACTTGATAGTAGATCTCATTTAATTGGTTTTGATAATGGTGTATATGATCTCAAAATGCATATGTTTAGAGATGGTATGCCAGATGATTATATTTATTTATCTACAAAAATAAATTATGCAAATTATAATCCAGATTGTACTGAAATTGGTGAAATAAATGATTTCTTTGCTAAAATATTTACTAATAAAAATTTGAGAAATTATGTTATGGATGTATTAGCATGTATTATTGATGGTAGTATCGCACAAGAAAGATTTTATATCTTTACCGGTCAGGGTAGTAATGGTAAATCGCGATTATTAGATCTTATTCAAAAATCCATTGGTGAATATTATTGTATTTTACCTATTGCTCTTTTGACTCAAAAACGCGCGGCAAGTAATGCTGCACAAAGTGAATTAGAAAGAACAAAAGGTAGAAGATTTGCTGTTATGCAAGAACCTAGTGAAAATGAAAGATTAAATATTGGCCTTATGAAGGAACTTTCCGGACAAGATAGAATTCTTGTTAGAACCTTATTTAAAGAGCCTTATGAATTTAAACCACAATTTAAAATGATATTAACTTGCAATGAACTTCCAGAAGTTCCAAGTGATGATGGTGGTACTTGGCGTCGTATCAAGGTGTGTAACTTTTCAAGTCGTTTCTGTGAAAATCCTAATTTTAATAAAAATGAATTCCATATGGATTTAGAACTTACTGATAAATTTGATAGGTGGAAAGAAGTATTTATTAGTATGCTTATTGAAAGACATAAAACGATTAATCCTTCTTCTATCACAGAACCAAGTGAGGTTAGAGTTGCAACAGAGAGTTATAAACAAAATAATGATATTATTGGACAATTTATTAATGAAAGAATAATCATTGATCCTGAAATTAGAGAACCACGCCTTACAATTGCTAAGCTTTACAATGATTTCAGAATTTGGACTGTTTCAAATGTTACAAAAGGTAAAAAATGCCCCGACAGAAATCAACTTAAAGCATATTTTGAGAAAATCTTAGCAACTCCTTATGATGTTAAAGGTTGGCGAGGTATTGGATATCGCACAGATGAAGAAGACGAAGACGATTAAATCGCTTTTCTATTGTTTGACTTAGCATTTAGTTTTAAATTCATTAAATCTATTAATTCATTTTTTATATCATTCTCATCAATACATCTTTCGGATTTATTTGAATATGCATTATATTTTTTTGCTTTAATAATTATAGTATTTTTTTCCTTTTCTTTATTACAACATGATTTGAAGTTTAATACTTCTTCGATAAATTCCTTGATATTTAACATTTATTTGTAAATATAATATGGAAAATCATTTTTTTATAAAAAATGATTATATAACATTTATAATTTTCTTATAACTAATATAAAATGGAGTTCTGTGAAGTATGCGATAATATGCTATATGTCAAAACAAATGCAACTAAGCAATTAGTTAAATATTGCAAACATTGTCTATATGAAAAGGTGGAAACAATTAATACGGCTATTAGAATTTCACAAACTATATATAGTGAAGATGATTTGTTATATAATCAAAACGTAAACAAATATTTGCGTTTTGACCCTACATTGAGAAGAATTAGAGACCCTCATATTAATTGCCCAAATACAGATTGTACGGCTACTCCTGATAATAATCAAGTTATTTATATTAAATATGATGCTAAAAATATGAAATATCTGTATGTTTGCGAAACATGCGGACATACATGGAAGCAAATTTAAAAAAATTGATTAAATTTATATTATTTTTTATTAATAATGAATACCTTCTTTATTAAATTAACTTTCATCATTTTAAATTATGTTATGTATAGCGATTGTTATGTATTTACTATGTCTCTTCAAGATAAATCACATAATAGATTAAAACTATCTAAAAAACCTACTTTGCCCGACAATCGGGTTTGTGAAATTTGCAAAGAAAAAATTAATGTAAAATCTACTATTCCATATAATTGCTCCATCCCGCTCGGATGTCCCTATAATAAGAAAACACAAAACGATGACGAAGATTCTTTCAAAGGGTAATTAATATATTTTATATTAGTAAAATGGAAAATAATGTTTATGCTGAAATAATTGCTACAATAGCAGGGATATTATCTACAATGGCATTCATACCACAAGCTTATAAAATATTTATTACCAATCAAACAGACGATTTAGATTTTTTTTCATTTACATTATTGTCTGTAATATATTTATTATGGGTTATATGGGGATTGTTATTAAATAGTTATAGTATTATCATATTCAGTTTTATACAGTTATTTATAATATTATATATAAATATGAAAATTTACAAAAATCTCAAAGGAGATATCACAGGTAATTATAAATTAATTTAAATAACTATCTCTTTAATTTCTAATACATTATATGTATATCTGGCTAATATATAGAAGTAATCTGATAATATATTAATATATTCTAAACATTTATGAATATTATATATGTTATTATTTGTTAATGATTCAGAGTTAAAATAATAATAGTTCATTGATACTAGTCTTCTTTCAGCTGCTCTACATTTTGCACGAGCTTTAAATATAGAGGCTATCGTTATATTACCACCTGACAATACAAACATCTGTTGAACCGGTAATAATTTATCAATCTCTTTTAAATAATTTTCTATTTTATTTGTGCTTAATTCAATATCTGATTTTTCAAACAGTATTTTATTTTCAATATTATTTATATCTTTTTGAAAGTCGTAAAGTATATCATAGTATTTATAGATTATAGTTGGATTTTCATTTTTTTTAAAATTTTTATATACTAACGCATTTATATATCCTATCTCTGCACTTAGTTCATCTAATTCTCCAAGAAATTTTATTATTATATTGTTTTTTGAAACTTTTACTCCATTGCTCAAATAGGTTGTTCCATCTAAAATTCTTGTATTCATTTTTTATTAGTCTCAATTTATTTTTATATAAAATAAAAAATGATATTAGTATATTAGAATTACAATAACTAATGTCTATATCGTATAAAGCCACTTATATAGAGGATATTTCTAAAACTAATGAATCGCTTGGTAAAGATAAGATTTCTAAGCCAATTATGACAATTTATGAATTTGATAAAATAATTGGTATGCGGACACAACAGTTATCATCAGGTGCTATCCCTTTCATTAGTAATATTAAAAATGTATCAAGCAATATGGAATTGAGACAAGTGGCACTTGAAGAATTAAAGCAAGGGAAACTACCATTTATTATTGAACGTATTTTACCTAATAAAAAAAAAGAGCATTACCGTGTAAGAGACTTAGATCTTGTTGCTATCAGAGACAGGATTAGATAAATATGTACTGATTCTTAAAAAATTGATATTCGCTTATTTTTTGTTCTATTCACAAATGACTAAGTTCTTTGCTATCGCTTTCGCCGCCACTCTCATCGTGTGCGTTGAAACCAAAATCACGCGCATCCGTTCGGGTAGTTCTTGCCACTGTCGTCATCGTATCCAGAATGAGCGCGATGATGCTATCAAAAAGCATAATGAGGTTGTCAATGATATTGATGCGTTGAAGGGATTTGTAACCACATCCAGTTGCAAACCCGGATATGAGTTCAATTATGATAATTCTAAGCTGAACAAAACGGCTATCGTTTGCGATAAGTGTCCTGAGAATTATTACCGCACAGCTGAAAATACTACTTGTATTCATTGTCCCGAAGGATATGTTTCAAAAGAAGGAAGTAGTATTTGCACTCGTGCTACTGATACTGATCTCAAACATTCGCTTTGTCCCATTGGCAGTGTTGTTGGATCTAATCCATTTGCTGAAATACGCAAAAGTTGCAGAAAGTGTGATATGAATTCAAGGGAATATATGCCTTATTTGAATAATGAAGATAATTGTTTGATTTGTCCTGCTGGTTCTATCATTACCGAGGATAGTGATTGTAAAAAGTGTCCTGTCGGATATTACGAATACGACAATAAGTGTATTGAGTGTGATGCTGGTACATATAATGACATCGAAGGACAATCTAAATGTATGGTTTGCAATAATGATAAAGCAATCGCTTACAATTCTATTGGTGGAACCAATTGTGAAGATAGCACCTTATTCAACTTGGCAGACAAATTGAATAGCTATGTTAAAATAGATTATATTTATAATCCACTTATCAATGGTGTGCAGATTGGAAGTGCTATTGTCTATAATAATCGCAGGATTATTCAAGAAATTAGCATGATTGGTGGAGTTGTTGGCATTGTTGCTGCGGGTATCATCAGTGGTTAAATGAGTTAAATGTGTATATTATGTGTCTGTCTATTTTTATATTTTGAGTACATAATTTTGAAAATCTTTTTAATTTTTAAAGTTTTATAAAATCTAAATAAAAATAAAATTATGTACTCTTTTTAGAAATGAGGTATTTTGTATTTAAGAAAGTATGTTCGGGGGTTAAACTTATATCAAGTAATTCTTTTACTATGGATATTCACAATTAGTTAATGACATATCAATTTAAGTAATCTTGTAATATTAAAGATAATGTACAAGTTGACGTTAGACCATTTATGAGAGCCATTAATCCGAATACCATTAAAATAACTAATGGTATAACATTAGCATTCTTATACTTACTTATTTCCATATATGTTAAACCACCAAGTATTAGTATTAATAATCCTAAGAATGTTTGAACTATACGCATTATGCTATAAAAATTAATTCCAAGCACCCCTTCTACTTTTACGCGAAGTGTATCATTATTAATTTTAATTACATTATCTCCATAATTTAAATTATTAAATTGCAAATCCTTACTTATTTTTATATTTGCATCATTAGCAAAATATTTATCCTTAATATATTGAGAACGCCCAGCTGATCTACATACTATATAGATTTCATTGACATATTCTAGATGTTTACGTATAGTATGTTGATTAAATCTAATCATATCCATTGGTATATTATAATATCCATAATCTCCTGATGGCGCAAAGCGCTTATTATATACCTCATCGCTCTTACGAATATCTATAAATATATATTTCATTCTAAATAACAATAATATTATTATTTAAAATCTAAGAAGGTTATCGAGGACTAAGAGTTCTTCGAGTACTACGAGGACTACGAGGACTACGAGTACTACGAGGACTACGAGGACTACGAGTTCTACGAGTACTACGAGGACTACGAGGACTACGAGTTCTACGAGTACTACGAGTACTACGAGTACTACGAGGACTACGAGGACTACGAGGATATGATCGCAATCCTTCTATTACGGATAAATCAGATACAATTATTTTTTTGCTTTTGGACTCATCGGGACATATTTCACTTGTTTTATAATAACTTATTTCATGTCTTGGATAATCAATGTAATATTTTGTATTAAAAGGTAATAAAACTTCTGCTTCATTATAATTGCTGACATTGTCAATTAGTATAATTTTACTTCCTTTCGTTAACTTTATTCTCATAACACAACATTTACCGCCCATATATGAAACAGCTTCTTTGAAATTAAAGGAGGCGCTATTCAATGTCTTAGAAATAAAGTTTCCATTTACCGACCCTTTGATATAGTATTCGTCATTAACACCTCTATAAAATACAAGTGGTTTTTCAATAACAGGCGATTTTTCAAATATTTTATATATGTCTTTAATATAGATTTTAAGTATATTTTTCCAATCAAATGATACATAATTCTCTTTTATATAATCTTCTAATTCTATTCTTGTATAGTCTTTAAATTTCTTATCAGTATTGTATAAATATTTTTTAATTTGATAATAAAATAAAATATAATCTCTATTTGCATTGAATTGTTTCTTATTGACTATAATTTTTGATTTTCTACTATCATGATAATTAACTTCGTCAATATTAACATCAATATTAAAATTATTATTAATAAAATAATTTACTATAACATCTCCATCATGTGTATGACATCTTAGTGTATATAACTCTTCTGATGTTAATGATTTTATGAATGCATTTTGTGATTTAATAAATTCATTATAATCATCTTGATTTACTGTAACATATAATTTGTTTATAAATTTTTTATTATAATCATTATATAATAAATTAATGTTTATTTCATATTTCTTGAATACTATATCATCTTCACCGTGTGTATCAGATAAAATGTGTTTATCTATTTTAAATGTATTATATGTTATAGTAGTTTTTTTACCAGAAAACTCTTTTGATAATTCTTGATATTTCTTATAATATTCACACATCATTTTATGATTTTCGTCCATATATATATCTTTATTATATTCAATGCGTTTCCTTGCACGATATAAACTACTGGTCAAAGATTTTTCAAAGCTCTGAGATAATTTATACATTTGCTATTAAGAGTAAATAATTTTATAATTCTCAAAAATATTTTATATTATTTTATAAAAATAAATTACCCACTCTCAGTGGGGCTCGAACCCACGGCCACAAGGTTAAAAGCCTTGCGCTCTACCGACTGAGCTATGAGAGCTTGTGGAAGTAATTTACCTTCCATATGTTTTATATTGAATTGTCTTTATATGTTTTTTAGCTAAAAAAATGAGTACATAATTTTATTTTCTTAGAGATTTTATAAACTTTTTATAATTCACGCCTTTTTATAAATTATGTACTCATTTTATTAGCATTTCAAATTCTGGAATATCTAAGATTTTTATACCCAATTCTGTTGCCTTATCTATTTTACCTGACTTCTCCGCCTTATTTTTAACAATTAAATAATTAGTTAATTTAGATATTGATGTAACTATTTTACCACCATTTTCTACTATTATTTTTTCATAATCTTTGTTTCTAAACCCAGTAAATATAAACCTTTTATCTTTGATGTTAGCTTTTTCTGTCTTTTTAACCGACCTATCAACCTTTTCTTCAATACCCTTACATTTAACACCGAGACTATCATAGAACTCATAAAATCTTGGTAGATTTTCTATGAAAAGTTTTGCGCTTATTTTCGCTATCCCTTCTACTTTCATAAGGTCTTCAATAGATATTTTAAGGCTTTTCTCGCGATTTTCGGCATTATCTATTAATATACTTGGATATACATCTGTTATCATTTTAATTTTTTTATAACTAAATCCCCTACCTAACATATTTGACGCATCCATTAAAATAAGACAATCTAACTCTTTAACTTTTTCAAGAGATTTCAAGATATTATCTGCGCTTTTACCTTTAAACCCTTCTATTTTTAATAATTCATCCTTCTGTATTTTCAATATACTTTTTACATCATTAAATCCCGCATTATATATCTTGGTAATATTACCAGGACCCATATTATCAACTTCTGCTGTTTTCATAAAATACACTATATTTTTGATATCAAAATCGGCATTTCTATCCTCTCCAATTTTAATAATATCTACATGTGTGTCATTCCATTTATAATCCTTATCTAATTCACCTGGCATACTAGGTTTTCCATTTGCTGATACCGTTAATACAGATTGTATATGTGGAATAACATTACCAGAACGTATAATAACTATTCTTGAACCAGGACCAATATTATTCTTTTCAATATATCCAGCATTGAAACCTGTTGCCTGTTTAATTTTAACATCATCCAATAAGATTTCATCAAACTTAACAATAGGTTTCATGTATTTATCCTTAGATATATTCCATTCAACTTCTTTGACAATAACTTCAACTTGCTCTAATGTGTGTATTGATTTAAAAGCAAATGAATGTTCCGGATTCTTCCCAAGTGCAATTTCATATACCTTACTAATATCAGAAATTACAATACCATCAATGACATATTTATTCTTTCTAGAATCTTCTAAATTCTTTGATAAGAATGCTAAGCTAATATCATCAACAACAGTATTATTTACAACATTGAATTTCATTTTATTCAAATCAGGTAGACCATTTGGTAAATTTGGATATACCAAAGTATATGCAACAAAATCTATCATTTTCAACATTTTCTTATTTAATATTTTAGAATTAATAGCACCACTTACAGTATTACGTGGATTAGATAAGGTATCGTCCGCTTTCTTTAATATATCCCAGTTATCCTTTGATATAATAAATTCACCACGCACAGCTAACTTATCAAGTTTTTTTATCTTAGGGAATCCACTAATATAGTTATGCAAATGTGATATGTCTTGACCTTCCCTACCATTCCCACGAGTATATAATTTAATATTATCACCATCATATACAAACATACCACTTACACCATCTAACTTGTCACTAATTAAATAAGGACCCTGATATTTTTTCTTGTACTTAGTTATCTCGCTTTCACTATCTTTGATTTTGTTTTGAGATCCCATATAATATGGTAAAACGACCTTATTATCAACGTCGGCACCAACTCTTTTCAAATAAGCATCTTTTGGATATTTTTTACGAATATAGTCTTTGATAATATCATAAATATCATCAGTTAATTTAGGTTGACCACTATTGAAAAATGCTTCATCGGCTTCTATGAGAACATTTATAATATCCTTTTTCTTATTAGTTTTAATAAAATCCTGTGGCTTCGCATTTATAAAACTATAATCCATAACCCACAATACTATTATATAGAAATCATTTTTTATATAAAAAAAAAGAATTCAATCTAATATACTGAACGTGAAATGGCGTCCAGCAAGTGCTTATTCTTATTTTTAATCATGGAAATACATCTCTTGATGTAAAATATCTTTTTATTATAATAATCATCGGATTTGTTTTTTTTAAGTTTAATTTTCTTAGTGATATCTATTTCACACATCGCATCTTCACGACAAAGACCTTTGTGTGTAAATGAACTATATTGTAAACTAATTTTAACATGTTTTTTTTGCAACTTTCTATACTTTTTTAATAGTAATTTATACTCTTCCATTGTATAATTAATATAACAAATATTTATCAATCATTTTTTATATTTATATAAATATTAATATATATACATATATATAATGTATACTTTTTTAGATATGTTTGAATATATCTATTTTATTGACGAAACAGAAAATAAAACACTATCTTTGCCGTGCGTAGATGTAGATTAATATTATTCTTTATCTGCAATACACCTGATAAGAAGAGGATTATTCGTTTCTGCATTTTTATTTGGAGAAAAATACTCTTCTTCCATATATATTTTTTTCATATTATATTTTATTAATAAGTTTTCTAATCTTTCAATGCTATATGGCCAACGTTTATGTGTGGTTATATAAGATAAATCATACTCGTCATATATACTGTTATCAATTAATACAGTATCTTTAATAGATCTAACTTCTATACAAATTTTCTGTTTTTTATTTAATAATTTAGTACATAATTTAAGTATGTTTTCAGCTTTTTCATAAGGCATTGCATGTAAAAACCATCTCATATACACTATATCATATTGTTTTAAATTCTTATCATTTAAGAATAATTCAACATCTTTTTTTATATAAGTTAAATTATTATAATCGCCTTTAATATTACCATTATAATCAACGGCGTCAACTTGCATACCTTTTTTATTGAAAAATATACTATCTCTACAATTACCGCATCCCAAATCTAATAAATATGTACAATCTTTACAATAATTTTCATGTACAAATTCTGCAAAAGAACTAGGTTTGTCCATGTCGCATTCTGTTAATTTATAATAATTTTCCCAATAAGTTTTATTTAAATTTTTTTTGTTTATGACAGGTCTCGGGTCTAATTTAATTTCAAAATCTAAATCCCAGTATTTTGAATAAGGCCCATTTATGAGATCATTATAAAACAATTTTGGCCATTCGGCGTGTTTACCCGAAGGGACCTTCCAGTTGCCATATAATTGTGTTAAGTATAGCTCGCTATTTATTGGTATACAATAATTTTTGTTATTCATATTTTTTATTTCTAATTGGGGAAATGCTGGATTAGCATATATATCACAATAAAAATTTGATTTAGGAGTTTTAACACAAACCAAATAGCCAGCTTTTTTACAGCTTAAAGTTCTCTTCCTTATTAATTCATATTTATTAAAATCAATGGCATTTAATTTATCCCAATAGGATAAATGTATTGTAACATCGATGTCTGTATCTTTTTCCATTAATTCATTTTCTCTTATACAACCCAATAATGTTCCACAATCTAAATAATAAGGTATATTATGTTCATCTAAAACACTAACTACTTTTTGTAAAATATAATTCATTAAACCTACCTTATCATTTTTATAATCCGTTGTTTTTGTCACAGATAATTCTTTTGAATATGGTAAATATTCAATTGGCATAATGTTTTTAACATAATTAATTAACGGGAAATTATCGTTATCGTCAGTGCACATAAAGCACCAATTTTTTTTATATCCGATAAGCTTTTGACCCCATCCATTTTTATTATCAATTCTTGTAATTTTTATATTATTATCACTGGAATGATATTCAAACTTATCTTTATATTCGTGGAAAAAAAATAGTTCTCCGGAATAATTATTCTTAATTACTTTACTATTTGACGACGATGGACCTATTTTAATTGAAACAATATCTTCATCAAAATGCTTTGATATATATTCTTGCATGGCGCGTGTAGGGTCTACGTCATTAATCATAAATATATCATAGGCATATTTTTCTAATTTTTTTTTACGCTCATCATAAGAATCTATATCTGTTATATTTTTAAGATTTTTAATACTATTATTATCATGTAGTCCAATAATAATTTTTTCACTTTTTTTTTGCATACTTTCTAATAATGTTATGTGACCATTGTGAAATTTATTAAAACACCCGATTGTAAAAATATATTCTAACACCATTTATATATATATATATATATATTATAATGTAATATAAAGCGCGTGGGCATATGAGTAAAGAGACTTATATAAAAGGTTAACTCCTAATAATATAAAATAGCATAATGCTATCAAGTAACATAAATATTAATGATACTGTATTGCTCAAAAAGCTATGTGAAGATATAAATAATAATTATATTTTAAATAAAAATAATCTAGATAAAGATAATTTAACGAAACAGGATTATATATTGAACTATGTTACTAATCTGGACATAAACTATAAAAATAATATTCTTCGAGAATATTCTGATAAATGCATAAATAAAAATATACTATATAAATTAAACAATAAGTTTGATGGTGACCAGGTAGCAATTATTTGTTATAATGTATTAAAATTGTGATTAAGATAAGGAACACTTGTTTTGTTTTTCTACTATTTTAATATTTTCTATCATTTTTAAAATATGCTCTATATCTGGTCTATTATCGGGATTTGTACTCCACATTTGTTTTATTAAGTCTTGTAATTCTATAATTTCAACATCTTTAATATCAGGTCTATAATCTAATTGTATTAATTGGATAACATGTGGATTTAAATCCAATTCCGCGTATGGTATTTTTCCAGTAAGTATAAACCAGTAATTAAGAGCAAGGGAATAGATATCAATTTTGAGATCATAATCTTCACCTTTATTAAATATAACTTCTGGTACCATATATCTAAGCGTTCCCGTACAACCACTCATTTTATATTTGTCATGTTTTTTTTTAATAGTTCTTGATAATCCAAAATCTGTAAGTTTAATATGGAGGTCTTCGTTCAATAATATATTTGATGGTTTTAAATCGCGGTGCATAATTGGATAATAGCAATGATGTAGAAAATATACTGCCTGTGTTAGCTCATAAATCCACTTGTAAGCCTGTATTTTTTTTGGTTTCCACAATCTATTCTTTTGGTTAGAGATTTTGGCATAATAATTATCTAATGAACTATTTGGCATAAATTCATATAATAATAATAAAGGGTCTGTTATAGTACATGCTCCTAGAAATAAAACTAAATTTGGATGTCTTAAATGTGAAATAACTGAGATTTCATTTATCATATCTTGGTATTCAATATCATTATTATTACGTTTTAAACATTTAACCACGCAATTTAACCCCCTCCATAAAGCCTTATTTATAATACCATTCCCGCCTTCTGCGAGTTTTTCATATAAAAATATTTCACTATGCTTTAATTCCCACCATTCGGATCTACCTCTAATATTAAATGGTACTTGTTCCATATATAATGAATTGCTGGAAGCATTAGATATTATATCATCATCATCATATTCTTTTTTTTGTGGTATATATGCCATTATTATAATATTAATTAAATATAATTAAATATCATTTTTTGTAAAAAGTGATAAACCAGTTTTGCATTTCCCACGATATATTATAATCTATATTAAAACTCATTGCTAATTCACTGACACTTTGATAATCGTGAATATAATAATATCTTTTAATAATTGTTGACTTATCCAATTTCCAATCAACATAATTTGCTCCTACAACAAAATCTCTACTATCACTTTTATTATTATTTAAATCATTAAAAAACTTCTCCTTAGACCAGAAAGATACTAATAATTTACCATTATAATTTAGACAATTTATTAGTTTCTCAATAGCCAAAAATTGTTCTTGAACTGTTTCTAGATGATGTAAAACCGCTATCGCAATAATTTTATCATATTTTTTATTTATTTTTAAATTTAATACATCAGAATAAAATACGTTTAGATTTTTTTTATTACATATATCAATTAAATTATTAGATATATCAAAACCCTCGCATATATATCCTTGTGTATTTGCATATACCATATTTTTTCCATTACCGCACCCACAATCTAATAATGTTTCACTGCTACTATTTTCATGTAAAAACTTTTTAACATTATTCCAGATTCTAACACGCGATGTATCAAATGATTTATATATCATATCATATTGTTCTGCTACAATATTATTATGTTTATTCATTATTGGAGTATATAATTACATATAATATATCGTAAACTATTTTTATATGTAATCTGCCGATCTGCTTAGGTCGGCTTTCGGGACCTCTATAACATCATATGGTTCTTTATTTAATAGTGGTGTATTAAAAGTGAGTTGCTTTGGTATATCATATACATCTCTTAATCTATGCCCGACAACATTATCATTATTAATGCTTATTTTAAGGTCATTTGTATTATCGGTCGGTATCATATAAAATTCCGAGAAATGTCTGTCCTTTTGTCTTGCGAATAATTTCCAATTATTGTTACCAGAATCTTTTTCATCAGATGTGCTAGTAACATAAGCTACCAGGCGAAATGTATCACCGGTTTCTTGCGTATTGACATACATACGGCGTTTATTAATATTATTAGCTAAATTTGTATGCGAGCGTGTATCTCCGCGATTGAGTGGTGGGTATAAATCATCGTCTAAAACTTTTCTATCACGAGATACTGTATCGCTGTCGTTTTTGATATTAATAGTTGATTGTTTTAATTTATTAAATTCATCAACAGACATACATATTTTGTCATTATTGGAACTATCTATATTTTTTGATTTATCTTCTTTGGAATCAATGGATATATATATAAGATATCCTATGATTACGGTAAATAGTATGAATACAATTAATAGAATATATGGTAAATATTTTGTTAACATTATTATAATACAATCTAATAATACAATTGATAATAAATTAAATTGTTATAATAATTAAAGTATATATACCTTTCTGTCTACAATTATTACCTGTATTAAAATATATGTGTTTATGTTGAACATCACAATTAATAGCTTTTTAAATCATATATTTTGCTGCTTTTTTAATTAATTCAATAATTTTTAATTCAGTATCAGGGTATTGATATTTTTTACAATATAACAACAAATGATATTCTCATAGATGGAGTTTCAACATATATACTATTATCAATATCTTCGTGGGTTTTTTATATTTTGCCCTCCAATATTATTCATTATGTTACAATGCTATTATTTAAAAAAATAATTATAAGTGACGCAAATATATAAATATATCAACTATATTGTAATATAAACATGTTAGATAAAGCAATAGAAAGCACTACGTCAATTAATTTGAGCTTAGGTTGCTCTCTCGGATATTTATATAGTTTATACTTATTATTAAATTATATGAAAAAAACAGACAAAAAATATGATTTTAAAAAGGTTCTTATGTGTTATAATAGCGTACAGATTGTTGTTAATACTTATATAATTTATGGTACTTATTATATAATGTCAATACCAAATATATTTGCAATTAATAGACAATATACCGATTCTGTTAAATATTTTATATATCTACATTATTTATCCAAATACTTAGATTATTTAGATACGTATTTCATTATATTAAAAAGAAAAGATAAGGAACAATTATCTTTTTTACATGTATATCATCATAGTACTATTAGTTTAATATGGGCATATTTAATTAATAACGGTCACGGGAATGGTACAGCCGCATATTGTGCATTAATCAATAGTTTTGTTCATTTAATAATGTATTCTCATTATTTAGTAACATCATTGGGATATAAGAACCCTTTTAAAAAGCTTGTAACAATGTCACAAATAGCACAATTTTATAGCTGTATTATGCATTCTGCAATTGTTATATTATATGAAAATATTGTGCCAAAAAAATATGCATTCCTAGAATTCAGTTATCATACAAGTTTAATTATATTATTTACTAATTTTTATAATAAAACATATAAATATATAAAATGATATAAAAATAACTCACATTATATATATAGCTTACAGGCACGTCACAAAACAAAAAATAAAATGCAACAACCCCGATACAACAAACGATCCAACTTTGATGAACTTCGCAAGAACGAACTAACATCGCGTGCTGGATTTGGATGGGAAGATGGGGAAGAGGAAAGACTTCTCACAATGCGTTTGGAGAAATCGTCGTTTGAAGATATCGCAGCAGAACTTAAACGCACTGTTCGCAGTATTCAAACGCGTCTATATCAACATATTTGTAAAGAAGTAGAAGGGGGAAGTGAATCTATTTCGGAAAATGAGATTCTTGTTAAATACGAAGTAACCGCCGAAGAACTAGCAGATTTTAAAAAGAAACGCGAAGAACATCAAAATAAAATGGTTTCGCGTAAACGTCCATCTGGTAGATATTCTCGTGATTCTTCTCAACCATATATTCCCTATGAAAATCGCAATGCTAGTTTTGATATGCGTAATGAACTAAATGTACTACGACAAGAAGTGAGGGAACTTCGTCAAGAAGTGCGAGACCTCCGCAGTAATTAATTATTCATAATAGAAGTTATAATAGAAGCAACGTTTAATAGAGCATCTATTTTACCTAACTCATATTTTAACATATCATTTGTTTGAATATCATTTTTATCTAAATTTACTGTAATTGTTTCATTATTAGTAGATATATGAATTTGTTTAATATTAGATACATCAATATGTATATTAGATAGTATTAATTTTTTTGCGATAAATTCTTCATTATCGATTAATGTATTATTATTTTTTAGATAAATAATGGCTTCTTTATTGTCATTTGAATTATTTGCATTCATTGAACCAATTATATTATCAAGAATATTATTAATATCAACGACGGAACTGCGGTATTTCATTGTTTTTTTAACTTTCCTAACACTTAATAAATAATTTTTATAAATGAATTTTCTATTACAATCTATTAAATTATTTTTACCATTAAGCATTGATAATTTATTTTTTCTAAATTTTAATAAAGGTGTATTTATATATGAATACACTATCTGGAAAGAAATAAGAACTAGTATAATGTAATACTTCATCATATAATTGATATATAAAAATGACTATCATTTTTTTATATAATATTCTCATTTATTATTTTATATATTCTGAAATTAGTTCTAGAATATATATATAATACATTATCATTATATATCCAATATATACATTTTCAGCTGGATATTTATTTTTAAGATATAATAATATATTATTGTTTTTATCACAATTTTCAATATGAAATTCTGTAAAGTATTTAAGTTCAGGTAATACTTTATTGAGTTTCTTTATTTTACTCGTTATCCGCATTGTTTGTTTTGATAGTTTATCAAAATATTGGCTTTTATCCATAATTAATATAAAAATAATAAAAATACAGCTTCATTTTTTATTTCTAAACCGATAAACTCGTCCTTTTGTTTCTTTAATTTTCTTGGCTTTTGTTAATTCATATTTTGTTAATTCATTAAATGTTAAGGGTGTTTTAGGTGTCACACGTCGCGTAGGTCTATATACGTCATTTATATTCTTATATCCTACCTCTCCTCTTTGATTTTTCCATTCCTCTTTAAACCATCTTGCTAATCCTTGTTTATTTGTTTTTTTTCCATAATAAGCTTCATTTGATTTATATTTTTTTAGATAAGCTTTCTTATACTCTTTTACTAATATACCACTTCTGTATGCCGAATGTTTTGTTATTTGTTTATAAACTTTATTTTTTATACTTTCATATAAGTTAGCATCTTTTGGTATATTAGCCATTATTCTATATTATTAAAATTATTTAAAAATTGATCATTGTTTAATATATATTGTTTATACCATTTTTCAATAATGAATGAAGATGATCTTTGGAATCTTTTTGATGAAATAAAAAAAGAAGAAGATATTAATAATGGTATAAATGATAATGATGTAATAAAATGTTCATGTGGGTGTGAAGAATTTATTAAAGAAGATAATATGACTATATGTACTAAATGCAGTTCTATTGTTTCAAATGTAATTGAATGTGGAGCCGAATGGCGATTTTATGGCAATGATGATAATAGAGATGGTGACCCATCACGATGCGGGATGCCGACAAATAATCTATTACCAAAATCATCTATCGGGTCCATGATAGGATGTGGTTATAAAGATAATATTGATATACGTAGAATACGTATGTTTCAAATGTGGAACAGTATGCCATATGACGAAAGGACATTATGGAATGTGTTTGACAAAATGACTGCTAATACTATAAATAATGGTATACCACAAAAAGTTATAGATAATGCAAAGGTATTATATAAAAAAGCTTCTGAAAAAAAGATATCAAGAGGTGACAATAAGGAAGGGCTTATTGCGTCATGTATATATCATTCTTGTTTATTAAATAAAGTGCCAAAAAGTTCCAAAGATATTGCTGCAATGTTTAATATTTCACATGTTACATTAAATAAAGGCAATTCAAGATTCCAAACCTTATTACAAATAAATGTATCCTCGCCCGAACCAATAGATTTTATATCACAATATGGTAATAATCTTAGTATGTCTATTACTGATATTAATAAATGTAAAGATTTAGTTAAACTAATTGAAGATAATGAGATTATGAATGATAACTCACCGACATCATCAGCTGCGGGAATATTATATTATTATTCTACCGTTAAAAGCTTAGGCTATACTAAGAAAAGATTCGCAAAAGCATGTAATGTTTCTGAGGTTACCATTGTTAAATGTTATAAAATAATTAATAATTACCACGATTTTATTATTAAAAATAGCGATATATTCGTTTAATATATATTAATATTTATAAATCTATTATATAAATGTACTATGAACAATGAACTATTTATATCAATTTGTAATGGTGATATACAAAATAGTCTTTTAGTAGCTACTAAAATAGTTTTTTTACACGAAACTCCCGAACTTTTAGAAAATGTTTATATTGATGTATGTTCTTATATTGGTACATTTATTTCATTACAACATATAAGCAAATTAATTGATGTGATTAATCAAACAAAGGATATAATAACTGATGACAAAATTGTAATAAAAGATATCTATAATTTAATTACTAAATTATGTATTATTTGCGATATATATAATAAACATCCCATAGCTAAATGCACAAGTATGTCTATTACTATATTGAAAAACAAAACATCCAATATAATAAATGATAATGATATGAAACTATCCCATGGTGGTATTATGCGTTTTGAAGGCATATTACCACCAAATGATCATGAAAATTACATGACTGCACTGAAAATAATAGCAATATTTATTAAAACTATTAAATCAACAGATGATATATCAGTAGATGAACGAGATAAATTAGTAGATATCTCCAATAATTTAAGACTTGTTACCGAATTTATATTAAGAAAAAAATTCAAGTTTGAAACTAAATTTAATGCTACCGACGACGATAATGTTTGGTTTTTATGGGGAGTATATAGCATTCTTTATAAAGAATCTGTCATCGATAATACTTATTTATTATATAATCATGAATTTAAAAAAAAACACAAAGCAGCACGTTCGGGTCTTATACATTCACTTGCATTAATAGCAATATATATACATAAAAAGGATATATCTTCTGGATGGAGTTCTCGGGAAAAAATAGTTATTCAAAAAATTGACGAAGTTGCCATCAAATTATATAATGAAATAAGGCGCGATATTATGAAGGATAATCCTGACAAATTTGAAAAACCCACAGAAAAAAAAAATATTTATATTAGCGATGGTCTGGAATATATTATAAATTTTATTCCCGAGATTGATAGTCAAAAACAAAATAATATTAATAAATCTCAAAATTTATATCCAAAAAGCACTAGTTCCAAATCCATTGAATATAATTCCCCAAATAATTCTAAAATTATATCATATTGACGTTATTGTATTTTTTAATAATATCTTGCTTTGATATACTGTATGCTCCTACATTATTTTTTATATTATATTTAATTTTATTTAATTTTGTTATCAACTCGCCGGATTTATTATTTGTTTTTATAAACCAATTAGTATTTACATTATCTTTACTATCACATTTCTTTGCTTTTCCCGTACTAAAACCAACACGTTTAATTGCTATATCACATTCGGGTTTCTTTACAAATTTATACCATTTATTTGGTATAGTTTTTTTTATCCTTTTTCTATTATAACCTCGTTTTTCCCAAATTTGAAATACGGTTTTTATATCTACTATCGTTTTCTTATTGGTATAAGAATTTTCTGGTAATTTTTTACTTAACTTTAAATGATAATTACCTGGAAATGCCTTCTTAAAACTGGGTTTATTAAAACTTATAGGTAATATAAATGAAATTGTTTTGGCATTTAGCTTAGCGGAATGTTTTATGAATTTAATAGCTGTTGAAGATTTATTCCCGAATGGAGGATTCCCAATTATATGTAGATTATTGTTAGCATTTTTAAGTTTTAGAAAGTTTTTCTTGATGATTTCTTTATGTTCTGGTTTAATATCGTAAAAACTATAATTGTTGGATAACTTTTTAATATATTTTATAAAAGCCCCATTTCCAGCACTTGGCTCTATTATTAAATCGCGTTTTTTTATTTTTAGATTACGTCTAATAGCTTTATAACATATTTGTGCTGTTGTGTCAACTGTATAATATTTATAATAATTGATTGCCATTATTAATTAATAATGATATAAAGTTTTTCGCAGTCATATTAATTAAAATGGTTGATGATAAATATTTTGAAACAATTGATACATATGAGAAAGCTTATATACTAGGTCTTGTATTATTTAATTTCAAAGATAGGTATGATGGTAAATATTTGAAATGTATTTTAAAAATATCAGATATTAAAACAACAAATAGGTATTTGACATATAATTATTATAGTAAATGCGAGTCCTATGATAAGTTAAAATATCCATATTTCAAAAATATTGATATTATTATTGACGAATTAAAACTATTAGGTGATGTATATGTCACTGAATATAATAATATTGAACTTTGTATATCCTCGGCTAACTTAATAAGTGATATACAAAAACACATAAAATGTAATAATTTTGATTTATTGATTGATAAAGATTTATCTAATATTATTAATAATTTAAATGATTTTAACTTAAAAAATCAATTTATTAAAGCGTATTTAGAACAATTTGCTAATATTATTGGAACATCTTTGCGCATTACTATATATAACCATAACAATTACCAATTATTATCTGACCTATATAAGATTCCTTTTACGATAATTAAAGAAGCTATCGGATATACAATTGTATATAAGGATTCTGATATGCTAGACTTTCTTGGTATTGTTTATAATTGTAAATATCTATATCTTAATTATGATATCTATAATTTCAATAATAACGATAATTTGCCTACGATTAAAGTATATATGGAAAATGAAAAAGCGATTATGCCTGTGAAAGCTTCGTATAGTGATGTTGGATATGATTTGACCATTATAAAAGAACATAAGGTAATAAATAGTCATACTACATTATATGATACTGGTATTAAATTAAATATACCCAATGGATATTATGTTGAAATTGCACCAAGAAGTTCTATTAGTAAATCGGGATACATGTTAGCAAATAGTATTGGAATCATTGATCAAAGTTATCGCGGCAATTTATTAGTCGCATTAATAAAAATAAATAAAGACTCCCCTGATTTAGAATTACCTTGGAAATGTTGCCAATTGATTGTTAAAAAACAAATATATGCAAATATGGATTTATCAATTGATAATCCAACTGCTACAAATAGAGGAGATGGTGGATTTGGTAGCACGGGTTAAAATATTTTGGAATAAAAAGCTCTTTTATTAAATCTATTGGTAGTTGTTTTTTTTATAAATAATACAATTATATAAATTATTATAAAGTTTATAATAATCACTGGTAAAATAACGGGAAATAATTTATTCATAGAATTTACATTGAAATAATCTAAATATTTAAACCATATTTCACGCGTATAATAATTATGTTTAAATAATATGTATAAATAATTTTTACATTCATCTATCATATAACTATTAAAATTTGTAATATTCATGTGAATAGATGATTTGGTCTAAGTGAATATGTCAATTTTTATTCAACTTATTCGTTATTTTACTATGCACATCATCATAAGTTTCTAATGAATAATTGATAAAAAATGGATTTTTAGAATAAGAATCGCTACATATATAGACGCGATTAAATAATTGTTTAATTTTATCTTTAATAACTACATCATTTATTCCAACATTCCAAAGATATATATTATGTTTTCTAATAGGACATACGATATGAATATTATCTAATAAATGTTCTTTGATATCGCCTTCGTTTTCTAATAAATTATCACTTAATATTGTCTCAGCATCAATATTATACTTTGTTACATTATTTAATATTTTTTTTTGTTCCTTGTTTAAAAATTTAAATCTTAAAAGGTTATCTTTTGAGAATGTTAATACTAATATATTAGAAATATAAGTTTTATATTTTGATACTATATATATTTTTGATTTATATATAATGTCTATTATTTCAGTATTATATATGATATTCCCATTGCGCGATACTATATAATTTAGCATTTTATTAACAAGTTTGTTTTTATCGTCTGTAACAATATAATATTCAATATCCTTATTAATATCGTTTATAAATAATGTAATTGCAAACATAGCTGATATATTATTATATATATACTCAAAATCATCAATGTTTTTTTTGAGTATATTATATTCGTGGGGTGATAATATAGAACGACAAAACTTAACAAAGTTTTGACTATTAAGTATTTTTTTTGATATCAACTTAGATTTATTAATGATATTTAAAATTATTTTATGTGTTATATCGTTATATTTCAGTACGTAATTATTATAATTTATTGAAAATTTATTTAATAAATTAATATAAAAATTGTGATTCTTGTTAAAAATTCTATAATTATTTTTTTTATCGTTAAATGAATTATGTTTTTCAATTATAGTTACATTATAGCCATTATCTAGACATTTTATTGCTGCATATAATCCTATAAAATTGCACCCGGCTATAATTAAATTATTATTCATATTTATTAATTTATCTAATATGTTTTTATATGCGTATTAAATTTTCCAATTATTAAATATATATGTAGTAAGAATATTTAATGATATGGGAAACGCATCATCAAGGCAAAATACCTATCAACAATATCATAAAAAATTAAATAATGTGAATAGAGAAGGTGATAATACAATTAACGAATCAGTCATTAACTCTAACAGTTATCCAAATATAGATCTTAAAAGTATAGATATGAAAAAGCTCAACTATTATGAAGTTTTAAATGTTAGTAAAGATTTTACATGGGAAGAACTTAAAGAGTCGTATAGAAAATTAGCAATCAATACTCACCCTGATAAGCCAAACGGAAATAAAGAGCTTTTTAATATTATTACATATTCCTTCAAAAAGCTCGCGACCGAATATAAAGATCGTTATAGTAATATTAATCATAATGAACTTAAAAAACAATCAGGCGAATTTTTTAATAAAATTACAACTGAAACAATGCCACATCCTAGTGAATCTTTACAAAATCCAGATGAAATGTTTTCAACAAAATTCAATCGCAATTTTGATAAATGTAAAGTATATGATGACGATATAGATTTTGGTTACGGACAAAAAATGTATGAATCTTCAAAAATACGAGAAGAAATAGATATTAAAAAAATTATTAAAAAAGACAAAATAGATAACGAAAGTTTTAATAAATTATTTAATAAAAATGTTCCGGTTAATAAACAATTAGTTAAATACAAAGAACCTGAACCATTATTGTTAGCAAAATCTCTGAACTTTACAGAACTAGGTAGTAAAAAATCCGATGATTATACAAGTAGTATGGAGAAAACTAATAATTTATCATATACCGATTATATGAGGGCCCATGATGGAACACGATTAGTAGATCCGTCTTTAATGAAAAGTAATAAACAATTTAAAACCATTGAAGAATATAAAGCATATAGTGATAATAAAGCTGAAAAAAAAATGAGTGAAAAAGAATTGAGACTGCAAGAATTGAGGAAATTAAAGTTAGAAAAAGAAGAAAGGAAACGCGTTGATAGATTAAAAGTTTATGACGAACGCGTTGAAAAATCATTTAATAAGGCTAATAAATTATTTTTGAAATAATTTTCTCTTTATTAACATGAGTATCGTCCCAACCTTGTTTAAATAATTCTCGCGATTTATCTTTATCAATATACAAATAACTATCTGGTTTGAAATTTCTATCCCACATTTGTCTATATATTATTATTTTATTACTATCTTCCTTCTCTTTACTATAATCATATTTTATATCACCATCTACATAATGATTGCCTTTATATTTTTTAGAAAATGTTCTACCTGATAAATATGGTAAATAAGAACTACATAAACAAAAATCTATCGTATCATTTATATCTGTAAAATCATTTTTCTCCTCCGATTTCATTTTAAATAAGGCTCCTTCTAATTTTGTAGATATTATTGATATTTTATCTAAGTCAATTGGTTCCTTATTTTTATAACGCTCTTTGAGATTTGTTTCAACATTTTTTTGAAATATTCTCATATCGCTTTGTATTTTTAATTTTGTAACATTATTTCCTATGGTATAACTCCATATTTCATCATGGTCGGATAAATCGTTCTCCTGTGTATATAATAAAGAACACCACGCCCCACCAGATATTCCAGTTATTTTATAATCACCTATTTCTATATTTTTTTTAATATATCCTATCACTCCCATACTATAAGGTAAAAATAAACCAGTTCCGTATATATTTATACTTGTAAAAGCATTAGCAATATTAGCAAATGATATTAATAGCAATAAATATTTCATTCTTAATTTAATATATACTTTTTAATTTTTTATACTTTCTTTGTCCATTTTGATTTTTCTTCTGTTAAATCCCGTGTTCTCATATAATTGAAGAATTTAATTATATTTTCTTCATTTCCTTGCGAAAAAAAGTCAGATAATTCGGATATTGATTTATCTTTGTTTTGTATTGTTGCCAGTATTATATTATTCATTTGTTTTTTATACCTATCGGATATAAATGGAGGTTGTTCTTTCAACCATGTATCTCTCATTTTTGTGTAAGAGTCTCTGGTTAAAGGGATAGTTTCGTTATTGTTATTATCGTATGATACAACAATTTCATTATCAACTATTGACACCGATACTATTGTATTATTAGTATTTTCCATTTTAATATATAAATATATTTAATTTTTTTATATCTATTTATAATAGTATAATATCTAAAATGGAGAGAGGTATTGAGATGGTTTTGCATTCTGTTATAATTGGGTTAATACTATATATGCTAATGATTTTTGTATTAAAACAAAAAGAAGAAGTTGCCGAAAATAGAAGTATTCTTATCGCATCGTTTATATTAATATATATGATAGTATTCGGACATGGATTACCAAATAAAATAAATAAAAATTTATAATTCACTATATATAATCATATATGCCGCGTTATTATTAATTTTGAAATTTGTTATTTCTTTAACGTCCAAATCATTATATAATAAATAATTATCTGTATTATTATTACATATAGCCATGTAATGCCCGCTATTTAAATTACCAATATGCATAGCGATAGAGGATAAATTATATATTTTTTTACAATTAGGTGAACTTAATATCGCGCCTTCATTAAATTGCAATACATCATTAATATTTATCGCTTCTGTATTTTTTCTAAATATATCAGAGAATCTGTTAATAACTATAAATATTACTTTCGGTAAACTCCATAATTTCGTTTGCTTAATATATTTTGTTTTTTTATTGCATTTGCCACATACCCAATCATCGCAATTAACTTCTTCTTTATATATTTGTTTAATCATATCAACTACTGATAAATTCTTATCAGTTATATTAAGATTTAAAGTGATAAATGATTCAAAATTATATAAAGTATTATTACATTTAGTACATTTTGTTATATTTAGATAAAATCCTTGTATTAATGATTGCCATTTAGATAATTTATTATTATTTAATTTAACATTATAATAATCAAACTTTTCTTTTAATCTATTGCTATTCAATAGTATTCTATTAAAATCGGAATCATTATTTATAACTACACCATTTGTTAATTTATCACTTGTATTCGTGCCTTCATTAATTATTTTATAATATTTGGGATTTTCATTAACTTCATTTGTTATTGCTTCCGATAAATATATCCACAATTCATATATATCAAGTTGCTCGCCATATCTAAATGTTCCATCAAATGTGTTAAAGACCTTATTAACAAATTTTCTAGGTATCAATGACTTATCTTTTTCATGCATTAATACTAATATTTCTTTTAAATTGCTTGTAAAGGTATCTTCTTTCATATCATAACTTAATATAGTTTCGCGTAAATGATCATTGCGACATATAATTTGCACTAAGCTATTTATAGCACATGTAGCACCTATGTTTTCCAAACCCTGCATTAGTTTATAATGATATATTATAATGTATTTATATAATAAAAATGATATAATAATATAGATACGATGCCTAAAAGGACTCCTAAAAGGACTCCTAAAAATATCGCAAGAGATTATGAAGAATTTATGCCCGCGAGCAATAAAATTACATCTAAAATAATAGCTCCATCAAATAAAGGACCCGCAAGTAGTATTGAAAACAGGCTTATAATTGGTATGCTTGTGGGTGGTATTATTGGATTAATAATAAATGTAAGTGCATTAACGTGGTTACATAAATTAGAAGAAATGAACTGTGCATGTAGTGAACACTGGATGCGCGGCTACATTAAGTACTATCTTTATGTTATAATACCTATTTTTTGCATTGGATTACTAATTAATGCATATTTATATATTTCTAATTATAGCATAATAGATTTAAATAACAATAATGTATTTATATTCTATAAATCTTTTACAAATATTGTATCATTATTCGGTCTTGCTAATATAATTATAGTTATAGTATTTATTAACAGATTAAAAGAAATTAATTGTGAATGCAGTGAGGATATTAAACGCGAAATATATTGGATATATAATATTATATTAGTAAGCATTATTGGAGGTGCCTTACTATTTGCTCTGATAGGCGCATTAGTATTATATATGACATTTAAAAGATGAATAGATGAATTAATCAACTTCATCAATAGTTGGTTCAGTGGTTCCTCCTGGCATTCCTTCCGGCATTCCTTCCGGCATTCCTCCTGGCATTCCTTCCGGCATTCCTTCCGGCATTCCTTCCGGCATTCCTCCTGGCGGGCCCTGGCTACTATATAGTTTTTGCATTAGAGGATTTACAATTTCTTCTAGTTCCTTTTGCTTATTTTTATAGATATCTACTTCATCGCTCTCAGTATCTTCAAGCCATTTTAGACCTTCTTCAATAATTGGATCAAGTTCTTCTTTAACTTCATCAAGGGTCGGTGGCGAGTTTTCATTTTTAGTCATTGAGTTTTTAAGATTATATAGATAGTTTTCAAGACCATTCTTCGCCTCAATTAGCTCTTTTTGTTTATTATCTTCTTCTTTAAATTCCTCTGCCTTTTTAATCATTTCCTCAATTTGCTCTTTTGACAAACGACCCTTATCATTTGTAATAGTGATATTATTTGTCTTCTTAGTTGACTTTTCTTCTGCTGTAATATTCATAATACCATTGGCATCTACATCAAAGGATACTTCAATTTGTGCTTGTCCTCGGGGCATTGGGGGGATTCCATCTAGATGAAAACTACCAAGAAGATTATTATCCTTTGTAAATCCACGCTCACCCTCATAAATCTTAATATCAACCCCTGGTTGATTATCGGCATATGTAGAAAACACTTGTGATTTTTTTGTCGGAATAGTTGTATTTCTTTCAATAATTTTTGTCATTACACCACCAGCGGTTTCAATACCCAGCGAAAGTGGCGCCACATCTAGGAGAAGTAATTCATTCGTTTTACTATTACCCTGTCCTGTTAGAATAGATGCTTGGACAGCAGCGCCATAAGCGATAGCTTCATCTGGATTTAGTGATTTATTAAGTTGCTTATCATTGAAATATCCAGACAGAAGTTCTTGCACTTTTGGAATACGCGTTGTGCCACCTACCAATACAATTTCATCGATATCACTTTTACCCATCTTTGCATCTTTAAGCAATTGTTCTAGTGGCTTCAAAGTTCTTTGAAATACTTTATCAGCAAGCGACTCAAATTTAGCTCTTGATAGATTAGTATTATAGTCTACACCGTCTATTAGAGAATCAACCTCAATACTTGTTGTAGATGCTGCTGAAAGATTTTTCTTAGCTTTTTCAGCAGCAATATTAAGCCGTTTTAGTGCACGAGCATTTTCACGAACATTCATTTTATGTTTCTTTTTAATATCATCACACAGATAATCAACAATAAGATTATCAATATCTGAGCCACCAAGATGTGTATCTCCACCTGTTGCCTTTACTTCAAAAATACCACCATCTAGTGTAAGAATAGATACATCGTGAGTACCACCACCGCAATCAAATACTAAAATATTTTTTTCTTTCTTATCATCTGTTTTATCAAGACCATATGCAATAGCAGCAGCAGTAGGTTCATTAATAATTCTAAGAACTTCAAGTCCAGCAATAGCGCCAGCATCTTTTGTAGCTTGGCGCTGTGAATCATTGAAATAAGCAGGTACCGTAATTACTACCTTTTTCAAGGGATGACCCAAATAAGATTCAGTTGTTTCTTTTAGCCTTTGAATAACCATTGCGGAAATTTCTTCTGGGTGAAATGTTTTATCTTCGTTCTTATATTTAACATTAATTAGTGGTTTATTATTATTATCTCCCGATACTGAAAATGACCATAGCTTAACATCTTCTTTGACAACATCATCTGTAAATTTGCGACCAATCAAACGCTTTGTATCATAAATAGTATTCTTAGGATTCATAGTTGATTGATTCTTGGCAGCATCTCCAACAAGCTTCTCTGTATCACCAAATGAAACATATGATGGAATAATGCGAGATCCCGTTTGAGTATCTGGAATAATTTCTACACGGTCATTAATCCAAATGGCCGCACAACTTGTAGTAGTTCCAATATCAAATCCCGCCGCTACTTCATCTTCCTTTCCCATAATTCTTGATTTTTTTATACTTATTAATTGTAAAATATCTTTATATATTTTTCATAACTAATAAGGTCATTTAAAGAACGCATATTCAGATTTTTAAATACTAAAACCTATGCCAAATGAATTCATGGTTCTTGAAAAAGAGAGTACATAATTTTATTTTTCTATGTTTTTTATAAACTTTTTGAAATTCAAGAGATTTTATTAATTATGTACTCATTTTTATGTATTCTTTGCAATCAAATAAATATATACTTTTAATATAAAGGAAAATATAATGGATGCTAACCTTGATAATACTTTTATATATGATAAACATATCATTCACTTAGATTCAATTAACGGCATTGAAAACGGTGGAAACTTTTTCAGCTGTTATTTTAAATTTGATGAATCTATTAAAAATGCCGTTGCTTTACAATTAATTAATGTTAAAATTATAACACCTACAAATGCACCATTTCAGGAATATGATAGCTCCTTTTTTGTTATATTAAATAATATAGAACGAGCTATGTCTTATATTAAAGTTGGCAACGATATGAACGTAGTTAAATACTTGGAAAAGGTTGAATATATAGGCGAATCTAATGGTGTTAATTTAAAAAAATCAGAAACCGACAACGGCACTTGTACAGGTAGCTTCTCTGATTCTGGAACTCACATGTTTAACCCACCAATACCTGATTTAACCAGATTTGATTTATCACTCAAAGATACTACTTTCACTAATTTAGATAAATCTAGCATACATTCAGTAAAATTAACATTTTGTATTTACACAATTAAAAAGACATTTGGTTAAAATTATATAAGAACCATATGTCTTTTTAATAAAAATGAAATTAAACATTATTAACAACTATAAAGCATTATATTATAATCTATTATCCAGTTTTTATTTAATATTAAACAGTTTTTTGCCATTTTATAATGACGTAATAATTAGTATGCATAATGAAGCAACAAAATCATTATTTGGCGATATTAACACACTTAAACAACTTAGAATGATTGAACTCTTAAATAAATTAGAAAATAATGATAAAATTATATTGAATAAAAATAATAATACAATTTTGGTAGAATATAATTGTAGCGACAATTTAAATAATGATGAATCCGAGAACTCTGATAATGATGAAGACTTAAATATTAAAAACATTATTGATACTTCTAAAAAACATAATTAACTCAAATACTTAATAGTTAACTTTTGTTTCCACATGCGCTTTATTTCTTCATCGTTATTTATCGTACCATAACATTCACTTTTTAATCTTTTGCTAACATCATTTTTAATAATATTTTTTATATAATTTTCATATTGATTTATATAATATAGGTTTTCGTTTGCTTCATCTAAATTATTAAGATATATCTTGTTTTTAACATAATCTAAATACAGAAAATATAGATTTGTATCTACGCTACCTGTCGTAAATCCATCCTTTACATTTATAGAAAAACATTCATTTACATTTAATATGATTTTTATTATATTAAAACTTTCTCCTGTTGTTTTTTCTGTTATTTTTATATCATATGAAGCATATAAATTATATACATCTATTCTGTTATGCTCAATTTTTATATCATATTTGTTATTAGATAATGTCTCTTTTAACAATTTCATAATTTCAGTCTTTGTTTTTTTATAATCATTAGATAATATTGTTGTATATCGCGAAGACTCACTTAAACGATAACAACAATCCTTCTTTTTATATAATCTTAAAGGATATCCGTCAATTAATGGATATTTTTTGCTTTTAATATAATTTAATAATTTTTCAATAACCGTACCATATTGCTTTTTTACACATAAGCATTTTTTTATTTTGATATTGCTAGTTTTGCTTGGATAAAATTTTACCAATAAATTTAAACGTTTAAATATCTTATCCCATCGCCACCCTGATTGTTCTGGACGCGATAATTCAAAATATAAGTTCATTTTCATATATTCAATTGGGATAATCTTATATTTTTCAGTATAGTATTTTAATTTATTCTCTTTTTTAGTTGAAAATTTTAATAATTTATCGTATTGTTCCGATTGCATCATTGTTATATCAAAAATTTGCTTACCGTATACATATATTTTAAGTGTCCCATCGTGTTTTGCCTTTTTAATTTTAATGTATTTATATTTATTTTTTTTTATAAGCATAGCTAATTCCAATGAATCTTTATATGGATTTTTTGAAAAACAATCATAGTCATTTATTGTATAATCTTTATAAAATCTAAATTTTTTTGGTAATGCCAAATTTATTACCAAACCTCCGTATAATATCAATTTCTTTTTAATTACAAATTTTGATATAATATTTATTACATCATTAAACTCATTATAAACTATTCTTATTTTATTTCCTTCAATTTCGTTTATTATATTATCTATCGCATCAGAAGACATTAGGCTATCTAATTTAATACATATATTAAAAAATAATCTAAGATTTTTTAATATATTTTTTAGGAACATATTTTAAGTTA